GTACGAGGCCACCAACCTTCCCGCCAACCTCGAGGTGGATGAAGTCTGCCCGGCCGTCTACACGGCGCAGACGCTCTTCGACCAAAGACCTGAAGCTTACGCCAGAGTCGTCCAGTACCTGACTCAGGGAGTGCCGCTCAAGACGATCAAGAAGCGATGCAAGGTCGGTCAGAATACCATAGCCGTGGTAAGAGCGAGGGAAGAGGAGGTGATCACCGCCTCAAAGAAGGTGATGCGAGGCTTACTCGGCTCCGCCAGCCAAATGGCTGTGGAGTCGATGCTCGAGAAACTGGAAGCCGATGAAATCCCGGCAGGAGTGCTTCCGATAGCCACCGGGATACTGATCGACAAGCATCGCCAGTACGAAGGTGAGCCTAGCCAGACAATCGAGGTGAAGAAAACGGTTACTCTGGACGAGGTCAAGGCCGAGCTTCAGGCCATGAAGGAAGCCGACGTAATCGAGGCTGAAATAATCGAACCAACGGATTCCGACCAAAACGAGGGTTAGCCCCTCGGACTAATCGTTCAGACTTGCCTCTTAAAGGCTCACCTCGATGCCTCTCGTCCGTTTTGGTGTCAAACATGACTCCTAGCCTCATTTAACGAGGCAAAGCCTTTTAAGGGCATGCTCTCCTATCCGCCAGCCCCGCCAACCCACCTTGCCTTGGCTGACCTGCCATGACCTGCCATAACCGCTTTGCTTCACTATGACCTGCTTTGACCGCCTGACCCGCTTTGCCCCGCCAAGATCGTTTCGACCTACTGCCCACCTAATTCCATTTACGAGCTATATTGCTGGTCTTGCGAGGGGATCGATCCGCCGGCCCCTGCGGAACAAAGCCGTCAGGCGGGGTGATCGTGTTAGGGGTTCGCCGCCAAGGCGACACCCCACACTCACTCGTTCCTTCGGGAACATATAAAAATAGGTGTGTCCGTTTAGTGTATACACCCCTTTAGGGGTGTGGTTTTCGGACGCACCCCACTAGACGATCCCTCGAAAGGATTCGATGAAAGGCGCTTTGCCGGTCTGCAAATCTCAGGTGTAACGTGTTGGACGGCGACTTTTCGGAGCCGCCCGACACCTCGTAGCTTGGCAAAGTTCGCAAAGCAAAGTTTCCCTATAGGCTTTGCTTTGCCTGCAAAGTTGACGCTTTGCCTGCAAAGCTGGAAGCCTGAATCCCTTTGTGGAAGTGGGATTCCTCGCAAAGTACCCGCTTTGCGACCCTCACTATACGCTCCCTCGCAGCGAGTAGAAGGTAGACTTGCCCGGACCGAGGTCGTTGGTGGCTAGTCTGCCTGCGGTCTTGAGTTCGGACAGGGCAAGCTTGAAGGCTCGTCCGGGCACGCCTTCCTCTTTACATGCTCGTTCCCACTCCCGATGTCCTAGCTCTCCGCCCTCGCCCTCGAGTATTCGGACGAGGGTTTCGGCGGCGGAAGGCGACCTGGCCCTACCCTGTTTGGGCTTCTTCAGGTCTTGGGGGTCGAGGTCGGGGCGGGGCTTGAATACGGGAAAGTCCACCTCGACTACGGCGGAAGGCACGGCGGGGCCGTTTCGGAGGGTAGGCTCGACGACTAGGCAGTCCTCCTCTTCGTGGGAAGTCATGGTCAGGATGGCGTCCGGGTCTCTGGCGAACACTCCCGACCCGGAAGCCCGGTCGATGGAGTCCACGTCGGCCTTGTTCCCTTTGGAGAAGTGGTGGGAGTAAAAGAATGCGGCTCCCGTACTCGAGGAGAACTCTCCTATTGTTCGTAGAACTGCGGACACCTCGGCAGCGGAGTTCTCATCCATTCCGGTGGACATCTTGTAATAGGGGTCCAATATAATTAAATCGAATTTACGGTCCAAACCATGAATAGTTAAATGGTCTATGATGTCGTTTACGCTAATATAATGATCCCTCAAAGACCAATAAAACAATGTATTGTTTAAAAGGTTTTCGTTTAAACCAATAGCATCTTTTACCATGCGGAAACGGTTCTTTCCGAACCAAGGCATAAGCTCGAAATCGAGGTACAGCACCTTGCTTTTTCTACAGGTGAATCCCAGCCACTCGCCGCCTGTGGCGACTGCCGCGGCGAGGTTGATGAGCGACCAAGTCTTCCCTGCCTTGGATGAACCTGATATGCAGCCTCTGGCTCCTCGGTGGAGTACTCCCTCGATGATCGCTTCGGGCTTCTTTTCGGTCTTCAGGGAGGAGGTTAGCTCGCAGAAGGAGAGGATTTCGGGCAGGGGCTTGGGCGGGGCGGTGGGCAGGGAATCCGTAGTGGTCGGGGGCCGTGCGGGAGTATCTCTCGATAGGAGCGCCGGGAGTTCGTTCTCGATGTACATGAACATCGGGTATGCTTCGTGATCGGGTGGAATCCTCATAGGTCTTCTTTCTCTTTATTTTTATTCGGGTTATCGATTGCTATTAACACTTTCAGTTTTCCTTCTTCCTGAAATACCAAAACGGGATGGCCCGTCATGACGAAGAATGCGGCTCCTTCGGCCCGGTCGGGCGACAGGCCGATCTCTCTGAATCTCCTCATGAGTCGGTTGTGCGTCCCCACAGCCTTGAAGAATCCTTCCGGCTCGCCGGCTTCCTCGAACTTCATTTGAAGTAGACGACCTGCTGGGTTCCGCCACCTGGACGGTATCCTAGGGGAAGGCGGCAGAACTGGGTGGGCAGGGCCATGCCGGGATCGCCGCCTAGGGACTGAGACAGGCGGAAGAACTGGGACTCCCTGTACGGGTCGGCCTTGAACCAAGCGTGAAGGCTCTTGCTGCCGGAGTAGACGACGAGTCGGAGGTCGAAGGATTCGGCGAGCTTCATGACGTAACCGGACTGTAGATCGAAGTCGGGTTCGTCGTTGGGCGGGGGATCGAACTCATGGACGTAGTATCTCCTCGCTAGAATCGACTCGGCCTTCCTGTTCGGGGCATTGGGCTTCATGGCGGCGGGGAGGATGAACTGGTGACGGGACAGGTCGGGGAGGGAGGCTACGGGTAGAACCTCGCTTCCGTTCTTGTCTCGGCCCAGGGCGACGTGATCGTCGGGTGTAAAAAGCTCGCTCAGGACTTCGTTGGGGGTGTTAAAATGGCGATGACTCGAGCGGAGCTTCAGCCTCTCGTAATCTCCCGCCTTCCCGCCAAACTTCGTTTGCAGGCTGGGATTGGGCCGGGCGGACGAGTCGGGAGGCCGACAGGTTTTGACGTTTCCTGCGATCACCTCGTAGGCGCCTTTCTGGAGGTTCTCGACCTCGTTTGGCTGGGGGTCTCGACGGCGGAACCGGGAGACTACTTCCTTGGCTAGTTCGACTGCTCGGTCGGGGTCAGGCTCGTATGGTGCGAGTCTTATGGTAAAGTCTCGGATGAACTCATGATGGCCCTTCCACTCGTAGTTTCGGCACCAGACCGCTATGGGATGGTCGAGCTTCATTCTTCCTTCCTTAGCTCGAGCAGGAGTTCGGACAGGGTTTGCCCACCTAGACGGCGGATCTTTTTCAGGGCGTTCATTTCGGTCTTTGAAACCGCTTGCCGGCTGATGCCTGCCGCATCCGCAATTTCCTGTTGCGTGAACACTCTGCCCGGATGCTTTCTCAGCAAATTCCTAAGCGCCGCATCAGTCGCCAGCTTCTTGGCGGAGGTCACAGGTTGCACTCCGATATGGAGAGCAGGTGGCCTATGAGCATGGTGAGCGCTATTAGGAACAGTATGAACAGCCAATCCACCGTGTGTTCGTTCATAGCTCGTACTCCCTGTCGATGAGTTCCGGGTCCACGCCCTGCTCGGAGACGTGCGAGTCCTTGAGTGGCTTGAATCCTTTCCTCGACATCTGCCAGACCTCGCCGCCTAGTTTCCGGATCATCTTGGCTTCGTTGTCGAAGCGAACGTCGTCTATGACTACCTGTCTCTCCGTATTTTTTATGACGTTTTCCGCGCACATGACCCATATTGCGGGCCTAAGCTTCCTTCCCCATTCGGTGCCGAGATTCTGGAGGAGTTTCCTCGCGCTTATGCCCAGCCCCGGCACCTCGGCGGACTTGTCGTGGACTAGGTAGTCGTCCGGGTCTTCGGTAAAGTGGGAGAGAAGAGGTCGAAGCATTTCTCGTATGGGAGTCGCCATCGAGATGACCTTGTAACCGTACTCCTCCGAAAGTTTCTCTGCATAGGTGGACTTCCCGACTCCCTTCGGTCCTGCTAGTCCGAGGACGTCCGGCAAGGAGCGGGGAAGGCATTCGCATTTGTCGCAGCAGGAAGCCCCCTCGATATAGTCGTCCCGATGCATCCACTCTTCGCAGGTCGGGCAGAGCGTCCAGCCCTCACGTCGTTTCTTGTCCATGTAAAGTTGCTCTTGGTAGTCGTCAGTCATGTTTTTTATCTCCAATCGAAGCTAATTCCGTATCGATTGCGGGTGCCGTAAATGTTGCAGACGAGTTTCGCTTATCGTCTTCGATCTCGCATTCGCCTTCGTGTCCCGGTTTCACCCACTCTTCGCAGAATGGGCAAAGCGTGTAACCTCGGGGCCGTCTCTTATGGTAGTCGTCTTCCATCAGTAGTGTTCCTTAACCTCCCCCTCCGCCGCCAGCGGGAGACCCTCTGCCCAGACGGGCGGAGAGGAGAGAGTGCGTGTGATTAGTTCTAGGGCCTCACTTCCTCGACTCTCCTCGACCTCTACGGTCAGGGAGTCATGGACGTGCAGTAAAATCTCCAGCCCTGCGGCCTCCGCCTTCAGGAGAGCCTCTGCGAACACGTCTCTGGCCGTGGCCTGAATGAGGTTCTCGGTCAGGAGACCCCCGTAGAGCTTCTTGCGTGGTCCGCCCTTTATGGTTCGGCCCGATAGTTCGCCTTCCTTGTCCTCTACGTCGAAGTATCTTATGGGCGTGTTCGCCCTCGTCTCGACGGTTACGACCTCCCCATCGGTCTCCGGAATGCGGTCCCTGACGTAGCCCTCGATTCGTTTCCAGAGGGCGGGAATCTTCGGATTCTGTTTGCGGTAGCCGAATACCTGACTCCTCGCTTCGGAGGCGGACAGGTTGAGCTTCCCTCCGGTCAAGGCGGATGCCACCTGGCCGAACTTTTTCACCCCGCATCCGTAGCCGAGACCGAGGACTCTCGCCTTGCACAGGTGGCGAAGCTCGGGGGCCAAGTCCTTCATCGGCTCATCCTCTTCGTATAGTCCGCTGGCCCTGCCGTGAGCCTCGTAGAGATCGATCCCTCCTCGAACGAGCGACAGGAAGTCCAGGTCGCCGGCTATCCAATGGAGGATGCGAGGCTCGATCTGCGAGAAGTCGGCAGAGACTATGACCTTGCCCGGAGACGCCTTCAGGCACTTCTTGAAGCTGGTTCCCTCGACGTCGTCTCTGGGGATGCCGTGGAAGTTCAGCCCACCCGTCCCGCTCCATCTTTTCGTGTGCTGGGCGCCGCAGTACTTGAACCTTACCGAGACTCTGGAGTCAGGTCGCTTTCGGAGGAGCAGGCCGGTCAGGCTTTCCGACTGCTTGTTCGCTTTCCTCCATCTGGACATTGCGTCCAGCCAAGCCGCTTGCTTGGGATAGGTCGCCTTCCACTTCATGGTCTCGACGTCGGTTTCGGAGGTAGCGGGTGGGGGTGGGATGCCATCGAGCTTACATGCGTCCGTCAGAGCCACGGTGGACGTGACCGCCGCAGAGTTTTCCCCACCCACCCACGGGAGAGCTTTCTCACAGTCCGCCATGATTTTCCAGAGAAGGTCGATCTGGGTTTGGGTGAACGGACCGTCGAACGGCATTCCTCGGGAGCCTATCTGCCTGCCGAGTTCGGATAGTAGGGCTTCCCGTTCTGGGAACCCGACCTTCAGGGCTTCGTGGACGTCGTAGGAAAGCTTGGCGTCGAGCAGGGCGTATTCCACGAAGGTGGGGTTCGCTTGTATTTCGTCCACCGATAGGTTCTGCATGGCGTTCCTTGCCGACTTGTCCACCTTGATCCCGAACAACTCCTTGCAGGCTCCCGCCAATGATCTGGGGAACTGGTGGAACGCCGCCATGTCGGCGGTGCATACCCAGCGGGAGGGAGTGAAGTCGGGCATGGTTCCGTTGAATATAGCCATTCTCGAGCATACCGAATCGAACTCGGCGTTGTGGGCGCAGACCTCCTGTCCGTTCAGTCGATCCACCGGAAGATCCTCCGGCTTCCCCACCCATTGGAAGTCCGGGGAATACAGGCTTGCGAGAGTCACCTTGAAGGACGGGTGCATGACGTAGCGGTCAAGGCCCAAGGTCGCCACGGAGTAGCGCCGTGACCAAAAGGTTTCTAGGTCGAGGGCAATCATGATCAGTCCTCCCGAAAAAGGATTGCCGCCGCATAAAACAGCGCGTCCTCGAGGCTTTCGTAAAAGAAGTCGGCGTCCAGATGGGCCACTTCCAACCTCCACTCCTCGCCGCTTTTCGCTACCTCTAGGCTCGCCTCGTTTCCATTCTCATGGGTTAGATATATCTTTTCCCGCCAGCAGTTTATCTTCATATTTAATATTTTTCCAAACGTCGAATTGAGGAGGAGCCTTGCCCCTCCGATCCCAAAATCTTTTTACCGCCAGTTTGAACTTCACTACGTCCGTCCGAGAGAGCTTCGGACCGGGACTCCACGGGATGGAGTCCGGGTCTCTGGGAGCCGCTACCCTCACCTGTCGATAGAAGCTGTTTTCATCGACGTGCCTCGAGGAAACGTCGCCGGGAGAGCGCAACGATTTGCACGTAAAACGGTGCTTTTAAGAAGATTTTCAGCCGCTATAGCACGTAAACCCCAAAAATCCGTTGCGTTCTCCTTCATAAAACCTCTCCGATTCTCCGCCCGATCCACTCGGCCACGTTTACGGTGACGGCGTTGCCACAGGCGCGGTATCTGGGGCCGTCCGCCTGCTTGACCACCTTGCCGGTTGCCTTCCACTCGTTCCCCTCGAGTTCCAGTTCCATCTTTTCCAAGGTCCAATCGTCGGGGAAGCCTTGAAGGCGTTCG